ATATAATGACTCAGACGTCACTCAACGAAATGCGAATGGACAAACTCGCTCTGGATTATATAGCTTGTTTATACCTATGGAGTGGAATTACGAAGGATACATTGATTCTTATGGATTACCTGTATTCGATACGCCTAAAAAACCGAAGCAAGGGCCTCAGGGTGAAATAATAGATTTAGGTGTAATAGAGTATTGGAACAACGAAGTTGAAGGTCTTAAAAAAGATCAAGATGCTTTAAATGAATTTTATAGACAATTTCCAAGAACCGAAAAACACGCATTTAGAGATGAGTCAAAGGAATCTTTATTTAATCTAACCAAGATATATGAGCAAATAGATTTCAATGAAGATCTTAAAAATTCTATAAATATTACTAAAGGTAATTTTATGTGGAAAAATGGCATACAAGATAGTCAGGTTTTGTTTATGCCTAATAATAATGGTAGGTTTTTAATAACATGGGTTCCACCTGTTAATATGCAAAATGCAGTAATTACAAAAGGAGGTGTGAAGTATCCTTTAAATGAAAACTTAGGAGCTTTTGGCTGTGATCCTTATGATATATCAGGAACTGTAGATAAAAGAGGCTCTAAAGGATCTTTGCATGGCCTTACTAAATTTTCAATGACAGACACGCCACCAAATCATTTCTTTTTAGAATATATAGCAAGACCTCAAACTGCTGAAATATTTTTTGAAGATGTATTGATGGCTTGTGTTTTTTATGGCATGCCTATATTAGCAGAAAACAATAAACCTAGACTTTTATATCATTTTAAAAGAAGAGGTTATAGAGGTTTTTCTATGAATAGACCTGATAAAAAAAGAAATAAACTTTCTGTAACGGAAAGAGAGTTAGGTGGTATACCTAATTCTAGCGAGGATATTAAACAAGCTCACGCCGCTGCAATTGAGTCTTACATCGAAGATTTTGTAGGTTTAAAAGAAACTGGTTATGGTGATGTTTATTTTCAAAGAACATTAGAAGACTGGGCTAAATTTAATATTAATAATAGAACAAAACATGATGCTTCCATAAGCTCGGGGCTAGCGTTAATGGCGTGTAACAAGCATAGATATGCTCCTAGCGCGCCTCGAAAGCTGCAGTCAGTTGATTTAGGTATAAAAAAATACGACAACAAAGGAGTTACATCAAAAATAATAAGTTAAATGGGCATATACACCAATACTAGAAGTGCATTTCCTAGCCAAGTTGTTAGCGAACAAGAGAAGTCAAGCCTTGAATATGGAAAACAAGTGGCTCAAGCTATAGAAGGCGAGTGGTTTAATCAAGGTAGAACTACAGGTAATAGATATTTAACTAATTGGAATAATTTTAATCAATTAAGACTTTACGCAAGAGGTGAACAAAGTGTTCAAAAATATAAAGATGAATTATCTATAAATGGTGATTTGTCTTATCTTAATTTAGACTGGACACCTGTCCCTATTTTATCTAAATTTGTAGATATAGTTGTAAACGGAATATCTCAAAAAAAGTATGAAATTAAAGCATACGCACAAGATCCTGAGTCTGTAAAAAAGAGAACAGATTATGCTTCAATGTTATATGAAGATATGATATCTCAAGATTATTTACAAATACTTCAAGAAACACTAGGTATTGACGCGTATCAATCTCCTAGTAAAAATGTTGTTCCAGAGTCAAAAGAAGAGCTAGAGCTTCATATGCAGTTAAGTTATAAGCAGTCTATAGAAATAGCTCAAGAAGAAGCTATATCTTCTGTAATGGCTCAAAATAAATACAATCTTACTAGAAGAAGATTAAATATGGATTTAGCAGTTTGCGGTATAGCGGCTGTTAAAACTAATTTTAATACCGCCAACGGTGTTACTGTTGATTATGTTGATCCAGCATACATGGTTTATTCTTACACAGAAGATCCTAATTTTGAAGATATATATTACGTAGGTGAAGTTAAATCTATAACCATACCAGAGCTTAAAAAAGAATTTCCTGATATACCAGATGATGAACTAGAGCGCATACAAAACACGCCTGGCAATAAGTCTTATATAACTGGTTACGGAAATTACGATAACAATACAGTTCAAGTTTTATATTTTGATTACAAAACTTATAATGATCAAGTTTTTAAAATAAAACAAACTCCACAAGGGTTGATGAAAGCTATAGAAAAAGAAGATACTTTTAATCCACCCGAAAGTGACATGTTTGAAAGAGTTTCTAGGTCTATTGAAGTTTTATACAGTGGAGTTAAAGTACTAGGTACAAATATAATGCTTAAGTGGGAGTTGTCTAAAAATATGTCTAGACCTATGTCAGACACTACTAAAGTTCGCATGAATTATGCTATATGTGCGCCTAGAATATATAAAGGTAGAATAGAATCTTTAGTTGGAAGATGTACTGGTTTTGCAGATATGATACAACTTACACATTTAAAGCTACAACAAGTGATATCTCGCATGGTTCCAGATGGTGTATATCTAGACATGGACGGACTTGCTGAAGTTGATTTAGGCAATGGAACTAATTATAACCCAGCTGAGGCATTAAATATGTATTTTCAAACTGGTTCTGTTATTGGTAGATCTTTAACGCAAGACGGCGAAATGAACGCTGGTAAAGTTCCGGTTCAAGAGCTTCAAGCTGGAAGCGGTAACGCAAAAATACAAAGCTTGATTACAACATATCAATATTACTTACAAATGATACGTGATGTGACAGGTTTAAACGAAGCAGTAGATGGTAGCTTACCTGATCGCAATACTTTAGTTGGGCTTCAAAAATTAGCGGCTAATGCTTCTAATGCAGCTACTAGACACATAGGCCAATCAAGTATGTATCTTACTCTTAGAATAGCTGAAAACATAACTTTAAAAATAGCAGATGCTTTAGAGTTTCCGTTGACAAATAAATCTTTGCAAAATTCTATATCTACTTTTAATATAAAAACACTTCAAGAAGTAGTTAATCTTAATTTGCATGATTTTGGTATATTTTTAGAATTAGAGCCAGACGAAGAAGAACAAGCTAAATTAGAAGAAAATATACAAGTTTCTTTACAACAAGGTGGTATTAATTTAGAAGACGCTATTGACTTACGTCAAATAAAAAATCTTAAACTTGCTAATCAAATGCTTAAAATAAAGCGCAAACACAAGCAAGAACAAGATATGCAAATACAACAAGCCAACATAGCAGCTCAAGCTGATGCTCAAGCTCAGACTGCCGAAAGAACTGCTATGGCTGAAGTTGAAAAACAACAAGCAATAACTTCTACTAAAGTGGATTTTGAGCAATCAAAAAGTCAAATGGAAATTCAAAGAATGAATACTCAGACTCAGTTAGACATGCAGAAAATGGCTAGAAAGTTTGAATATGATAGGCAATTAAAGCAAATGGAAGTTGATGCTATTGGCTCAAAAGAACAAATGATAGAAGACAGAAAAGACAAGCGTATAAAAATGGAAGGTACGCAGCAAAGCGAAATGATAAGCCAAAGAAAGAACGATGGCTTACCCATTGATTTTGAAAATCAGCCAGACGCTGATTTGAGTGCGTTTATGTAAACGTTATTTAATTATTTAATTATATTATATTATGTCAGAAATAAAAACAAATGAACCTGTTAAACAGGAAGGTGAGTTTAAATTAAAAACAAAAAAGAAAACACCTAAAAAATTAAACGAAACTAAGGATAATGTTACCAAAGTAAACATAAACCCTAAAGAACCTTTAGTTGAATTAGAGCCAGAGGTTAAAAAAGTAATAATTCCAAAACAAGAAGAAAAAGATGCCATTCAAGTCGGAGAAACAAAGGAGGTATCTGTGGAAAAACCATCCGGAGATAGCACAGAGGTGGGAGAACCTGTACAAGAGTCCAACGAGACTGCTGAAGGGTTTTCTCCGATCCAAGAAGTAACTGAAGCTGAAGTTAAAAAAGTTGAAGCAGAAGTTAAAGAAGCTATAAGAGATGAAAAAGTACTAGGTAAACAATTGCCTGAAAATATTGAAAAACTAGTTGCTTTTATGGAAGAAACTGGTGGGACAATAGAAGATTATACTCGTTTAAATGCTGATTATAGCAATGTAGACGATAAAACTCTTATTAAAGAATATTACAAAAAAAATAAACCTTATTTAGATTCTGAAGATCTTGATCTTTTGTTAGAAGACTTTGACTACGATGAAGACATAGATGAAGATAAGGATATACGCAAAAAGAAACTTGCGTTTAAAGAAGAAGTTGCAAAAGCCAAAAACTTTTTAGAAGAAACAAAGAGTAAGTATTACGACGAGATCAAGTTGAGACCGGGCGTTACTCAGGAACAACAAAAAGCTATGGATTTTTTCAATAGATACAACAAGGAGCAAGAACAAGCTGAGCAACAGCATCAAATGTTTAAAGATAGTACAAAAAAACTTTTTAGCGATGATTTCAAAGGTTTTGATATCAGTGTTGGTGAAAAGAAATATAAGTACAATATTCAGAATAAAGATAAAGTTGCAGAAAGCCAGTCTAATATAACAAACCTCGTTGGGAAGTTCCTAGACGAAAATGGTAATGTTAAAGATGTTAATGGTTATCACAAAGCTATTTATGCTGCTGAAAATGTAGATAAGATTGCCGCTCATTTTTATGAGCAAGGAAAAGCAGACGCTGTAAAAGAAGTTGTAAACAAATCAAAAAACTTGAGTGACACTAAAGCTAGGACTTCTCAAGGTGATGTGTTTATAGATGGATTTAAAGTTAGAGCTATTTCAGGCGCTGACGCTACAAAACTTAAAATAAAAACTAAAAAATTTAACTAATAAAAACTTAAAATTATGAGTTTAACTCCTCAATTTGGTAGTTTAATCCCTTCTCCTAAACAAGAGATTTTAGATTCTAACTACTTACAATTTAATGGTGGTGCTAACGTAGGCGACAGTGATTCTTTCGCTCAACAGTATTTACCAGAAGTATACGAACAAGAAGTAGAGCGTTATGGAAACAGAACGTTATCTGGTTTTTTACGTATGGTTGGCGCTGAAATGCCCATGACATCTGATCAAGTAATTTGGTCTGAGCAAAATAGATTACACATTTCTTATGATGATTGTGTTATTGGAGGCGCTTTAGCGGCTGATGAAATAAATGTAGCTCCTGCTGCAGGATTTCCAGGCGTACAAAACGTTATTTCTATAAACGACACAGTTGTTATTTTAGATACGGCTACAGGCGCTGAGCAAAAAGGTATTGTAACCGCTAGTGTTGACACTACTGCTGCTGTAGATGGTGTAATTAGTGTTACAACTTTTGATGGAAATGGATTTGCTGGATTTACTAGTGGAGCTGTTAAAGTATTTGTATACGGTTCTTCTTATGGAAAAGGAACTACTATTGGAACTGGAGCTGGTAATTCAGCTGTAAGAAAATCAGTAGAACCACAGTTTACACAATTTTCTAATTCACCAATTATCTTAAGAAGCCAGTATGTAGTATCTGGATCTGACATGGCACAAATTGGATGGGTAGAAGTTGCAACAGAAGACGGTGCATCTGGTTACTTATGGTATTTAAAAGCTGAATCTGAAACTCGTTTACGTTTTGAAGATTACTTAGAAATGGCAATGGTAGAATCAGAGTACAATCAGACTGCTGGATTAGGAGCTTATGGCGCTGCTAAATTACCAGGATCTGAAGGTTTATTTGCTGCTATCAGATCTCGTGGTAATGTAGAAGTAGGATTTACTGCTGCTAACGGACTAGATGAATTTGATGCTATTTTGAAAAACTTAGATACTCAAGGTGCTATTGAAGAAAACATGCTTTTCTTGCAAAGACAAACAGCTCTTGATTTTGACGATATGCTAGCTGCGATCTCTGGTGGAACTGCCGGTGGTACTGCATTTGGTTTATTTGAAAACTCAGAAGAAATGGCATTGAACTTAGGGTTCAGCGGTTTCCGAAGAGGATCTTACGATTTCTATAAAACTGATTGGAAATACTTAAACGACGCTTCAACTCGTGGCGCTATCGATGGAGTTAATTCTATCGAAGGTGTATTAATACCAGCTGGAACATCTACAGTATACGATCAAGTTTTAGGAACTAACATCCGTAGACCTTTCTTACATGTACGATACAGAGCTTCACAAGCTGATGATCGTCGTATGAAGTCTTGGATTACTGGTTCTGCTGGTGGTGCATTTACATCTACTCTTGACGCTATGGAAGTAAACTTCCTATCTGAAAGATGTTTAGTTGTACAAGCTGCTAACAACTTTGTATTATTCCAAGGAGTATAATTACTTCTTAAATTAACCCTATGGGCTACATAGTGAGCGTAGCCCTAGGGTTTTTATTAACTATTTAATTTTATTATATTATGGCTAAAAAAGCTAAAGCAGAAGCTGTTGAGGTTGCACCTCAAGAAGTAGCGGTTAAAACTGCTCCAAAACCCACAAAACCAACGTGGGAAATTAAAGATAGAATTTATTATTTAAAAGGAAATAAATCTCCATTAACTTTAACCATTCCAGGTAAGCATACTAGAAAACACTCTTTATTATATTTTGATGAAAAAACAGGTAAACAAAGAGAGTTAAGATATGCTACAAATCAAGATTCTCCTTTTGTAGATGAGCAAAAAGGAGAGTGTACAATGGGCCATATAAGATTTAGAGATGGAACTTTAAACGTTGCTAAAGAACAACAAAATTTACAAAAACTGTTGTCTTTGTATCACCCTTTAAGAAATAAAATTTATGCTGAGTTTAGCGCAAAAGAAGAAGCTGAAGATCAATTAGATATTTTAGATCTTCAAATAGACGCTTTAAACGCAGCTAGAAACATAGACATTGATCAAGCAGAAGCTATATTAAGAGTAGAAATTGGATCTAAAGTAAATAACATGAGCTCTAAAGAAATTAAAAGAGATTTGCTTTTATTTGCTAGAAATAATCCACAATTATTTATTAGTTTAGCTAATGATGATAATGTTCAATTAAGAAACACAGCTATTAGAGCTGCTGAAGCTGGTATAATTAGATTATCAAGCGACCAAAGAACATTTACTTGGGGATCAAACGGTAGAAAACTAATGAACGTTCCTTTTGATGAAAATCCTTATTCAGCTTTCGCTGCTTTCTTGAAAACAGACGAAGGCGTTGAAATCTATAAGTCTATAGATAAAAAACTATAAAAACAAGTGATACTAATATAGGCGGTTTCGGCCGCCTTTATAGTATAAATAAAAAATTAATATGGCAGTAAGCGTAAACACGGTATATACTACAGTCTTGTACTTGTTAAATAAAGAACAAAGAGGTTATGTAACTCCTGCTGAATTCAATAGCGTTGCTGACTTAGTTCAAAAAGAAATATTTAATTCTTATTTTCCAGATGGAAACCAAGTTAACAGACAGAATCAAAATAATACTAATAATGATACTGAATTTTTTGATATGTTTAAAGATATATCATATAAATTATATCCATTTGTAAAAGAAATTTCTTTTACCTATAATACATCATTAAATTGTTGGTACAACGCAACTGCTTCTAATATCTACAAAATAGGTGAAGTAGTAATAGATTATAATGGGCAACCTAAAAATAGCTCAATAGCTCAACTTGTTAGTAAGAAAGATTTAGAAAAAATATCTAGATCTAAATTAACTTCACCAACAAAAAAATATCCTTTATTTTACACTTCTAATTCTATTATTCCAAACACTTCTTTTTCTCAATTAATATTAAAAACTTTTCCATCTGCAATATCTGGAGACAGTGTTTTAGTTAATTGCTTAATAAACCCGACATCTCCATCTTGGGGATATACTGTTGGTGGTGTTGGACAATACGTATTTCAACAAATAAATTCACCTAACTCAACAAGTGTTGATTTTGAATTAGATATTTCCGAACAAACAAATTTAATTATAAGAATATTAAAATATTTTGGTGTTGTTATAAATGATCCTACAATCATAGAAGTAGCTGCTTCAGAAGAACAGGCTTCAGAGGTTAATTTAAAATCTTAAAAAATGAGTCTATTAACAGAAACAAATCAACAATATTATCAAGGCGCTCAAGTATTTTTATCTGCAGATACTCTACCAACCCCTAATACTCAAAGTTTTAAAACTACTTTTAATACAGATTTAGTACTTGGAAGCCAAGACCCAAATAATGAAAACTACGCTTTAAATAATTTTAAAATATTTACAAGCGCAAGTGGTTTGCCTGGTGATTTTCAAGAGCTTACTAACTATAGTTTAGCTAATAATACTTTTAAAATATCAGGATTAGCTCAAAACACTTATATAGTTGTTCAGTTAAAAACATTAAGCGGTGGTCAATATGGCAATCAAGATGCTTTTGGTCAAACTGTAGAACAAAACTACGGGGGTTATGAGTATATAACATTAAACGATGCTATAGATAATTTTATGGTAGGATACGTTGGAGACGGCAAAATACTTCAATCAGTAAAAAAATCTGATGTATTATTTTTTGCTAAAAGATCTTTACAAGAGTTTAGCTATGATACGTTAAAAAGTATACATTCTCAAGAATTAACAGTTCCACCTTCATTAAGCGTGGTTCTTCCTCAAGATTACGTAAATTACGTTAGAGTTTCTAGAATAGACGAATTAGGTATAAAAAGAATAATATACCCAGTAAATAACTTAACTATAAATCCTTACAACACACCGGTTCAAGATTCAGAAGGAGTTCCCGTGCAAGATAATTTTGGTAACAATATAGAAGGTACTTCTATTACTGAAGAAAGATGGGCTAAAGCAAATTTAAATTTATTAAATTTTAACTTATTAGACAACTTTGATGATTTTGCTTATTGGTGGAATTTATATGGATTTGATGGTAATTTTAATACAGGTAAATTATATGGACTAGATCCTCAAACATCTCAAATAAACGGCTGGTTTAGCATGAACCATAGAGAAGGTAAAATGTCTTTTTCCAATGAACTAGCCAATAAACTTATAACATTAGAATATATTTCTGATGGTTTATCTCATGACGGTGATAGTAGGGTTCCAAAATTAGCAGAAGACGCTTTATACGCGTCTATACTGTATAATATAGTATCTGTTAGATCTGGACAAAATCCCAATGATTTAATTAGATTAAAAAGAGATAGAAGCGCTAAGCTTAGAAATGCTAAAATAAGATTATCTAACATAAAACTAGACGAAATAGTTCAAGTTATGAGAGGTAAATCTAAATGGATAAAACACTAAAATTTAATGGCAGAAGTTAAGAATAGTTTTATATCGTCTAAAATGAATAAAGATTTAGACGATAGATTAATTCCTAATGGTGAATATAGAAACGCTGTAAACGTTTCAATAAATAAATCCACTGGAGAAAACGTAGGCACAGCACAAACAGTACTAGGTAATCAACTTCTTGTTAATTATGGTCAAATCTTAAACGCTTCAAGCTTAGAAGTTATAGGTGTTTTACCAGATGATAGCTCTAATACTATTTATTCTTTTCTAACAAACAATACATTAGAAAGATATGTTCCCGTTGGAGCGGTAGGTGTTACGAGTACTTATCCAAGCCAACAAAACAGCTTTGATGTGCTACCTCCTGTAATTATAAATAACCCAGGTCAAGGTTATGATAACATACAAAATGGATCTACAACAAACGTTTCTGTTGCCAATCCTAACGCTTCGGGTTTATTGCTAAGTGTAGTTTGCGACCCTACCGCAGCTGTTTCTTGTACTTTAATATCTGGTGGATCTGGATATCCCAATGGTTTACAGCAAAACATAAATACTATAGCACAGAGTCCATCAACTGGATTTGGAGCTATAGTAAGTTATTTCGGCGCTAATAACTCTGTGACAAGTCCTACTATAACTTTTGGAGGAACTGGATACAATGCTGGTGACGTATTAAGAGTTTTAGGTGGTGGAAGTGGAATTAATGCTGTTATAGAAATTAGTTCAGTTAATAACACTGGAGCTATAACCTCTGTTGAAGTAAAAAACTCTGGTTTTGGTTATTCAATTGGAGATATAGTTCAAGTAGATGGTTTTGATCCATCGGGTTTCGCGGCTGAAATTCAAATTAACTCTCTTTTATTATGCGATAATTTTGTTGTTTCGTTTAATATTAACGAATTAAACCAATTAACAACAATAGCAAAAGGTTCTTTTTTAAATTTTTCTACTTTAAATCCTATTAATGGAATTAACTTATTAGAAGAGTTGTTGTTTTTTACAGACAATAGAAATCAACCTAGAAAATTAAACGTAACAAGAATAGATCCTTATTACACTACAGAAGATCAAATATCTGTGGCTAAGTATTATCCTTTTGATCCTATACAGCTATATCAACCTAGCGAAGTTGCAGGAGCTATTTATGACACAGGAGAAATAGACGCTGTTTCTGATAGTAAAATTATAAATTTCAACGTTACACCAACGCAGTCATCAAGTTCTAGCTTAGGTGTTATAGGTACTTTTGCTCAGATTACAAGTGGTGGAGAAAATTATGGCACTGGCAACGGCAATAATACAGTCGGTGGTACTGGATTTGGGTTGACAATAGATATTGATTCCGTAGATCCTAACGGTTCAATAACTGGAATTACTGTTGACCAACCAGGTAACGGTTATACTAATGGAGACGTTGTAACAATATTCGATGCTACAGGAAACGGCCAAGCTACAGCTACGGTTAGCGTTGTTAAAGACAATACTTTTGTAACAGACGTAACAAACTGGCCAAACTCTATAAGTGTTAATCAAACTCAAAATCTCCCTGCTGGAATGACTGTTAGTCTTGTAGAAGTAGAGACAACTATGCAAAATGCTATAAGTCTTTATCTTCCACCTACAGCAACGTCTAGTATATTTGGAGTGCCTTCTGCTAATCAATTTGAAGTATACATTGTAGGAACACCAACAATTCCAGGCTTTGTAGGAGTGCCAGAGCTTGTAGGTTTAAATGTTTGGTTAAAAAATTCAAACGATGACTTTGTAAACACAACATCAGTAGTAACTTCTGTTTCAATAGTAAATATTGGCGGTGTTGATTATTATCAAATACAAGTATCACCTAACATAGTGGCTACAGGTTTAAGTTTTCAAGACGAATCAGAAGTTTTGTTTGCGCTGCCAAATCCTTATTATGATACTGTTTTTGAGCAAAATGCTAACGTAGAATTTTTAAATGACAAATTTGTTAGATTTTCTTATAGATATAGATATGACGATGGAGAATATTCGTTAATAGCACCTTTTACTCAACCAACTTTTATACCAGAACAAGATGGTTATTTTAGAACAACAGGCGTTGGTGTTGATGATGGAGTTAGTGATGAATTAAAAGCATATAGGTCTACTGAGGTAGATTTTATGGAAAATAAAGTAAACAAAGTACTTTTAAATATACCACTTCCTACTATAGCTGATTCTATTTCATCTGAATTTAAAGTAACAGATATAGAAATACTTTACAAAGAGTCTGATCAAACTACAATAAAAGTAGTTGAAACTATTCCCGTAAAAAATAATATCTTTGGAAGTAGTCCTTTTTATCAATATGAATACGGTTCTAAACCTCCTTTTAAAACTCTTCCGCAAAGTGAAACTGTAAGAGTTTCTGATAAAATTCCAGTAAAAGCTTTTTCTCAAGAAATTTCTAGCAATAGAGTTATATATGGAAATTATCAAGACAAACACACTCCACCTAGGTTTTTAAATTATACTTTAGCTGCAGAGTCTAAAAACCCTTCGTTTGTGGTAACTGATAATAAAGTTGATAATTACACTAGTATAATAGAATATCCTAATGCTAGTTTAAAACAAAATAGAACATATGAAGTAGGAGTTGTTTTATCTGATAGATTTGGAAGACAGTCTACTGTAATATTTTCCAAAACTAAACTAGCTTTACAACAAAGCTTTATAGCGTCATCTTTGTATTCACCATATAGAACAGAGTTTGACAATGACGGAACAGGTAATAATCCGACAGGAGGCTTATTAAATTACGACGGTGATTCTTTAAAAATACAATTTTTAGATGCAATACAAAGTTTTAAAAGCCCTGATCCTAATGATGGTGTTCCTGGTATATACAACGGTGATATATCATCTCCAGATTATAATCCATTAGGTTGGTATTCTTTTAAAATAGTAGTAAAACAAACAGAGCAAGACTATTATAATGTGTACTTGCCTACAGCTATGGCGGGTTATCCTTTAGATCCAACTAAAGAAATTGAAACTACAACACATGTTGTTTTATTTAATGATAATATAAATAAAATACCTAGAGATTTAACAGAGGTTGGTCCTACACAAAGAGAGTTTCCTAGTAGCGTTAGAATGTTTGGAAGAGTTAGTGACAATTTTAAAGGTCTAGGCACAAGTACTAATCAATTCTATCCTGGTAGAAACGCTAGTCTTTCAACTTCTGTAGGAACAATAAGAGACTTGTTTGATTATAATGCTTTTCCAGAAATAAATACAGGTGTAACAACTGGACAGTATATATTTTATAATTTTGATTATATTAGTACCTCAACCGGCGGCGGAAATTTTGAAAACTCATACCCAGACTCAAGTTCTTTAGTAGCTAGAATTGAAGGTGATAAAATTGGGGTTCCTATTCCTGCTATTGGAGGTGGTCTTTCTGGTTTTGCTTATTCTGCTGTTCCAAAACTAAATGTATTTGAAACAGCCCCAACGGTTTCTTTGTTAGACATATATTATGAAACTACTACTTCTGGTAAAGTTAGTGATTTAAACAAAGCTATATTAGAAGGCCCAGCTGCTAATGTATTTGCTGATGTAACTCCTTTTGCCGTGTTTTTAGCTGAAGACATGCTAGGTACAAATGGAAATGATATAGAAGTAACAGGAGAATTTAGACCTCAAAGATTTGATGGAAGTGATTTTACAAACCCTTCACAAAACGGATGTAGAATTATATCTGTTACAAACTTATTGGGAGCTGAAAACGATCATTTTGAAAACGAAGATAGCGTTCCTTATCATGTAGAGCAAACTGTTGACGAAGGAATATTTGGTATACAAGAACAATTAAACCAATCACAAGAACCGTCAGGTTCTTTTAAAATAATATTAACAAAATCGCCTAGCATTACAACGCCTGGCTTAGTTGTTAATAAAACTTTATTAGATTCAAATATAGCACCAGCTAACGGACCTTTTAGACTTAAATTTGATCTTGAGTTTACTAATCCTGAAGCAGAAGAACCTTTTCAATATACAACTTTTTTAGAAATACAAAATAAAGCACCAGAAAATATTGTTGTTCAAGATAGAAATAGAGCAATTGTACCATGTTGCAGTCAAGATGTTGGTTGTAATCCTACTGCTTTTAATGTATTCAATAGAGAGGCAATACCTAGAGGAAATTGGTTAAAAGTTAATGCAACAAATGGATCTAAAACGCAAAGTTTAGAAAAATTAGGTTTAAGTTTTGAAATATTTAAAATTGTAGACTATTCTACCCCTCAAGGTGTTGTTATTGATCCTACTATTGGGGCATTAAGATATTTCTTTTTAACTGAAGGACCAGCTGCAGGCTTAGGCGGTGGTGGACCTTTTTCTGACGCTCAAGCTATTATAAATATTCCTGATCAAAATCTTTTAGATACTAACCGAACATATATGATAAGTCTAAAAGTAACAGACGGAGGTGTTCCAGGTATGTTTAGAATATGTGACTTGTTTGTTGTATTTAACTCTTCGCCTTTAGTTTCTTGGACTGAGGATTTAAATAGTGGAGGTTGTGATTCACAATTTACTCCAGTTCAAGCTCCAGTTGCTGGATCATTTACTTGGGGTGCTAGTTCTGGGTTTTTTAATAGAGTGATGAACAATCCGTTTCAAGGTTGGCTTTTCGGTCAAGGCGGCGCAGCTAATCCTAACTCTTATCTTTGTAATGATAGCATAGTTACATGTGATAATGAAATTCCTTTTCAAATAAAAGTAGACAACGCACCTGTTGATCTTTATTTAACAGTAGTTGTAGCGCGAAACTGGGGTAGTCAAGATTTTGTAATTTCACAAGGAACAGTAAGTACTCAATTAAATGTTTTAGGAAACCCAACAACACCTCAAATAGTTATTCCCGCAATGACGCTTGCACCAGGTGGAACACAACCACAAGGTGCTAATTTTCCTTTAATATCTGGAGATTTCATAACTTTAGAGCCTCAACCTGGTCAAGAATGTGGTACTCTTTTTAATTTAACATTGAGAGCTTTTGGAGAAGCTTTTAATCCGGGCAACAGCGCACCAGTTTTAGGCTACCAGCTACTAGTTGTGCCTACAGGAACAGGGTATCCAAACACCTATAGCTTAGGATAAGCGTAAATAATAATAAAAAAAAGTAATAATACAAATGGCTGCTACTTTAGAAATAAAATACTTTAATAGCTATATATTAAAAAGATACGAACCTATAACCACATCTAGTCCCAATGTTATTAGAAGACAGATATGGAATGGATCTTTTGGTATACCTACGGCTATAGGTGGGCATCCAAGAAATTTAGACCCAAGGCTTCCTAACTGCTGGTATTTAGAAGAATCTAGAATAAGAGGTGGTTACAACAATACAACAGTAGATTTTGGTGTTAGAGCTTATCTAGTTGAACAAGAGCCAAACTCTAGTATTAGATTAAATTCTTTAATATATTCTGGTATATATAATTCTAGAACAGGCGTTAATCAAACAAATGTATTTAGCGTAGCTGAAGAAATTACAAAAAGTTTAGATCCAGCTCAAGGCGCTATTAATAAGCTTTATGCAGAAGATACTAATTTAATAATTTTTCAACAATATAAAGTAAATAAAGCATTAATAGATAAAGATGCTATATATAGTGCAGAAGGAGGAGGATTACCAGTTAGTTCTTTTAAAACTGTTATAGGTCAAACAGTTCCATTTCCAGGTAATTATGGCATTGGAAACAATCCAGAAAGCTTTGCAGTGTATGGTTACAATAAATATTTTGTAGATCCAAATCAAAATGCAGTTATGAGACTAGGGCCTGATGGTTTAGTAGAAATATCTGCTGCAGGTATGAATGGTTTTTTTAGAAATCAAATATTAAAAGTAAACTCATCTGCTTTTGGAGTTGGTAAACTAGTTGGTGGATGGGATATATATAATAAAGAATACGTTTTATCTTTACAGCCAGTTTCAATATCTGCTCAATTATCAGAGCCTACTTTATCTTGGGACGAAAAAGCTCAAGGTTGGATTAGTTTTTATAGTTATAAACCAAGTCAATCTTTTAGTTTAAAAAACAATCATTACACAACTTTTGAAGACTCATTATACTTACACAATTCTCAAAACGGAATTTATAATACTTTTTATGGAAAAAGAACTCCATCTTCAATAGAATTTGTTTTTAATCCACAGGTTAGTAACTCAAAAGTGTTTAACACTGTTAACTACGAAGGATCTAATGGATGGCAAGTTGATTTTTTTAGATCAGACGAAACAGGACCTGGAACACTTGCTGACCCAGCTGCTTTTGTTGTTGATAGCACGGCCCAAGTATTAAGTTATGTTGAAGGTGCTTATGATTCTGCAGTGCCATCTAACACTGGGTCTAATGCGGTTGTTCAGCCTATATATAGAGCTGGTTTTTATAGAAAAGAAAACAAATACTGTGCAAACTTAATAAACAGTACGCCTATAGCTCAAGAAGAGGTAATATTTGGAGATCAAATATCAGGAGTAAGAGGCTTTTTTATGAATGTAAAATTTTCTACTGATAACACGACAGACGTTAGTGGTTTTAAAGAACTTTTTGCAGTTTCATCTAACTACACTTTTTCAAGTGGATATTAATAATAAAAAATAATAATTATGCCTGCATCAATGATAATAGGTGGCGCTTTAAAGCTAGGTAGTGCTATATTCGGCTCAAGCGCTAGAAGAAAAAGGGCTAGAAGATTAGCTAGACAATTAAGAGCAGAAACAGCAAAACTAAATCAGTTAGAAAATGCTAGACAGCAAATTACTAATCCCTATGATAATGTGACTGATGTTTCTAGTAGAGCAACTTCTTTAGAGTCTAAAGTTTCAAATCCTTTTGCAAACTTAAGTGTTGCTACTAAAGCAGCAGAAATACAAATGGAGCAAAGCGATTTAGCTTTAGCTAATACACTAGATACATTAAGAGCTACTGGCGCTGGAGCCGGTGGTGCTACCGCGTTGGCTCAAGCGGCTTTACAAAGCAAACAACAAGTTGCTGCTAGTATTGAAAGTCAAGAAGCTAATAACGAAAAAATGCGAGCAGAAGGTCAGCAAGCTATGGAGCAACAGCAGTTGGCTGATGCGCAAAGAATACAAGGAATTCAAGTTGCAGAGCAAGGTAGAGTTCAGCAGTTAAGAGGCATGGGTAGAAACATACAAATGCAAATGAGAGAAGCTAGACAACAAGATGGTATAAATTATCAAAGAGATAAAATAGCCGCTTTAACAGGCGCTAAAAACAAAGCTAAAAACTCTTCAACTAATGCTATAACTGGTATGCTTTCGCAGTTTGGAAGTGGTCTAATGGGCTTTTAAATATTTAAAATAAATGGAAAACAAAAATATAGCAAATAATTTATTTTTACTTCAAAGAAATGAAAGCAACGCTTTAGGTTATAATAAAAACTTTTTAGCTAATAGCTACGATGTTGATTTTGACATACTAGGTAAAGCTTATGAAAACACGGGAAGATTTTATGCTAAATTAACTATAGCTATAGAAAACAACAATTGCACTTCGCCAAATTGTGAATACGAAAGAAAACAACTAAAAATACTAAAAGAAGCTCCTGCGTTATCTATAGAGTTTATGTCAGATCTTTTTTCTCAATTAGAAATAACTGAAAGTCCTAATTTTGATCCTAATAATAACTTTAAATATACAGTTGCTAACTCTATAATAAGAGAAAAACCAGGTTTTGCTAAAAACTATGGATATGATGTTAGATTAAACTTAATAGATGATGGATCTCAAGAGATGATATTTACAGGTCCTTTGTTGGAAGAACCACTTGTTATTAATAGCGTAGCGTTGCAAACTTTACAGCAAAGCGGTACTAGCATTGTATCTGACACTCCTGATATAAATAAACTTATGCTAGCTCTAATGCCTCAAGTTGGCTTGTTTGAGCCTGAAATGGTTATAGAAGGCGAACTATCTCCAAATGCTGAAATATCTGAAGAGTTTATTCTTAAAAATATAGACGGTACTTTTGATTATAAAATAATAGACATAGGTAACGGTTTAGGTAGAAATGTCTTACAGTTTGACATGGATAAAATAGAAAGAAAGGCTATGCCTTTTTTAAACGCAGAAGTCGCAGGTGTGCTTTCATCAGAGCAAAATGCCGTGGCACTTTGGAACGTTTATTTAGCACAAGGAACTAGCGTAGAAGAAGACGATCAAATGGTACAAAACGCTAATGCTGCAGGTAAAAGTTGGAGTTACGAAAAAGATTTACCTCTTGATCAAAACAAGAAGAAAAAGTTTGAAAAAAGTTTTATAGATTATTTTATGAACAACTATATAAAACAATTTATTACAAATAGATTACCTACGGTTACAGAAGACGCCGCTGTATTTGATTTAGCAGAAGCTAAAAAAGCTAAAGCACAAAAGTTTTTACAAGATAACAAATTAACTTAAATTAAATGACATTAGAAGAAAAAACTATAGAACTTCAATCTCAGTTTCCTCCTTTGAAAGTTGAGCAAATTATAGAAATTCTAAAAAACTTTAAGCCTGATGAAGAGGTTGTAGATGAAGTTGAAGAAACTCCTACTGAAGAAAATAAAGAAGAGGGAAAGCCACCTGCTGTTGCGGAGAAGGATACGACTGTGACAGCGGAGAAAAACGAAGTATCCGATCCTTTAGATTCTGGAGATGGCAAATCACAATTAGATCCTTATGCTTTAAGAAATCTTGATATAATAAATCAAAGAGCAGAAAGAGCTATTGCTATGGACGCAGCGGTAGATGTAAGAAAGTCAAGAAAATCTTTAGAAGAATCCGCTGGTTTTGTTGCTGACTTTAAATCTTCGGCTAATGTTATTGACGAAGTTGGTGTATTTAAAGACAAAGACGGTAATATTATAGACACAAGTAATGTAGAAATTAAAAAAGAAAAAATACCATCATCATTTACTCAAGAAAGAAAAGATTTGTATGATGCTAAAAACCAAAAATATGATGATACAATAGTTCGGGAGGAGCCTGAAATTGAAATAACTGAAGAACAAAGACTAGATGAAGCAGAGCAAGAGTATATTGATGCAAACGGCACTGACATTATAAAACTAAGTCCAGTTGGCGTTAGAAAATATAAAATATTTGGGCCTGACTACGATTATGGCCAACACAGACATTTCAGTAATATTAAATTTAAAGATTTTGCAAAATTAGAAACTGTTAAAAATCAAGCTTTAAGTGTGCTAGATCAAATAAACGACCCTAGTTTTTCTGAATTTACTCCTAAAGAAATAACAAATCAAGCTGCTTTAAATCATTTTGGCAAACTAGATGATATAAGAATACAAGACACAGAAACATATGGTTTTGGTGTTGATAAAGAATCTTACACAAATCCAAGATATGAGAATAAAAAAGAATATGAAGATTATTTATTAAAAACACTTGGTGAGGAAAAGTTTGAACAATACAAGCTTTACAACCCTACATATTCTAACATATACAGCGAAGATTTTGAGGGAGGTGATTTTGGTGTAACGCCTGAGCAACAAGAGCAAGCTACAAACGAGCTTATTGCTAAAAAAGTTCAAAGAATAATGTATAGCGCCGACGATGACGCTAATATGGACGGTTCAACGCTTGGAAGTAACAGAGCCTTGGGTATTATATCTAAAATATATGATGAAAATATTGGTGAAGCGCAAAAAGAAGTTAAAGCTCTAGACGTATTTCAAAATGATTTAGAAAAAAGATCTATCGAGTTGCAGCAACGAAGTGATGAAATACAAGTTAAATTAGATCCTATTGTAAAAAATATACAAAATCTTTCTAATAAATCAAAAGAATTAAAAGCCAAAATACAAGAATATAAAGATTCTAATTTTTTCTCTAGTTTAGATCCTGGATATATTAAAGCTGTTGAAGAATATAATGAATCTATAACTAATTATCAGCAAGCTTATAACGAATATAAGTCTAGTGAAATTGGTCAACTTGCTAACACTTTGAATCAAGATGTTAAAGTTTATAAGTATAGACTAGATCAGTTTGAAAAAAGAGCTGAGGCCTCTTCTGAAGATCCTACTAGAGTAATAGAGCATGCTTTAGGTTTAGATTATAGTAATTGGGCTAAAGTTACAAATTCTTTATATAACACGTTTATTAAAGATACTAAAAACTTTTTTAATTTAACTGCTCAAGGGTTTTTAAAAATGGCAAACTTTTTAGGAGGTGATGATCCAGAAGGCGAAGCGATACTAAATACTGCTATATATAATTTAGAGCAGAACATGTATGATTATAACAAAGAGCGCGCTGAATATACACAAGCTAATATAGCTCCTTCGGTTTCATTAGATGATATAGGCAAAGACGGTATAGGTTTCTTTGATTTCTCTATGCAAGCTCTTTCTGATCAAACAGGTACTATAGCGTTAGGAGCTTCTTATTTACTTACTGGAGGAGCAACATCTCTAGTTACAGGTGGTTTAAAGGCTGGTTCTAGTTTTGCTACAAGAAGAGCTTTTAGAATGATGCAAAAAAGAGTCGTAGCAACACAACAAAGAATAGTATCAAACACGTTTGGCATAACAGAAACTGGTAGCGCTATTAGCGAGGCTAATATGGACAAGTATGATGCCATAAAGTCTCTTGATTTTTATAATAAAGCCATATCTTCTGGTCAATATACAGCTGAAGAACTAGACGACATGGGTTTAGACATAGATGACCTTAGAAGAAAAGCTAATTATAGTTGGAACTCAATGGCGTTTCAAGCTTATGGTCATGGGATTGTAGCTAATTATGCAGAAAAATTAGGTACAATAAGAATGCCATCTATATTGCGAAAGGCTTCTAAAAGGCGTGGTATGGAAAATATTATAAAAACAAAAATATACAAACACGACTTTGGTTTAAAAGCCTTATACAGCGCTAAACGAGCCCTGCAGGGTTTAAGACCTTTAGCTACAAAAGCCATACCAGGTGAATTATTAGAAGAAACTTTAACGGAAATAGGCCATAAAGCTTTAAGATATTATGCGTTAGATGAAAACGGAAGTTGGTTAGAAGGAGTAAATAAAGATTTTCTAGCTAAAACTAGTTTAAGTTCTTTAGCTATGATGGCACCTGGTTCAATGCAGAATGTGTTTACCACTCTTAAAAGTGATTTTAGATCAATAGACGATTTATCTGCAAACATTAAGCTTAGAGACAGACTAAATCAACTAACTCTTTTAATTCCAAGCTTAGAAGGCGCTAGGCGCGTTAAAGCTAGAGAAGAAAAAAGAGATATATTAAGAACTTTTGCCTTAAACGAAGTTAGTACTATTCAAAAATTAAATCATTTAACAGCTGATCAAATATTTGAAATAGCAGAAGCTAGTAGAATACAAAGAGATTTAGCAAAACAAGCTAGACTAATAGGTCAAGATGGAAGTACTGACGCTGAAAGTAGAAATGAAATAGCTAAAATAAACGAAGAGTATTCTAATTTACAAAAAGTAAAAGATAACCTGTTAAACACTAAGAAGCGTCAAATGGCTCTTGCGGCTAAAAATATGCGACAGGAAATGGGTGCTCCAAGCGCAATAGACGTAGAATATAATCTAGGTTTATATGATATGGCTGTTGATAGCGCAGGCGTTTTAATGAACAAAGACGGTAATTTTATTCAAATACCAGTAAAAGAAGGTGGTGGAATTCCATCTCCTGCAGAAGTTATAAACATATTAAAAGAAAATGGCTATGATGACGCTAAAGCTGAAGCGTTGGCTTTAAAATTAACCGGAGACGCTCCTGTTAATGCTTTGCACGATGGCAATAATATTATAGTAAATGACTACGCTATTAAAGCTAGAATATATACTTCTTTAAATAAAGGTGATGCTGAATATGCTGCTATAGCACCTATTGAAGAAATATTCCATGCCAATATAAAAGCTAAGAATTTAAGAAATGCTAAAGGAGAATTAAGCGATTTAGCTACTCAAGCTATTGAAGACACTATTAGAATATTAAAACAAAATAGAGACAATGGTGTTATATCAGAGCAAGACTACAATGATTTACTAGAACGTTTTGAATTATATAGAGAAAGTAACGGAAAAGTTGTTTTAAAATCTGGAGAAAGAGGTGCTGCAAAGGTAGATATAGAGGAAGTGATGGCGCAAATGAATAACGCTAATATACTAGGAAAAATAAACGCCAATGATTTAAAAGGCGCTCCTTCTATTAGAACTTTTTTAAACGGTGTTATCTCTAATATAATGGGTGATTCTGCGTGGCTTATGGATCTTAAGGATTCTAACGACGTGTTAAACTTTTTAGATACTTTCAAGAAAAGATACGAGGATAGAAATATAAAAGTTGATTCAGACGAAGAGCAAGCAGACACCACGCCTGTTATAGATTTACAAACAGAAACACAAGTTGATGGTGAAGGAACTCTTAGGCCATTCGAGCTAGATACCGCAGCTAGTAGAGGCCAGCAAATAAATCGAGCCGAAGAAGCAGCTGGTTATCAAGTGGCTCCATTAGCAGCGTTTCTTGCTGCTGATGTAAAATCTGGTGAAAAAACTAATGAACAACTAATTGTAGACGCTGCACCAAAAAACAATGCAACACCAGAGGTCAGAATAGCATCACAGGATGCATTAGTAGAGGCTAATTGGCCTGTTATAAGAAAAGCATTAAAGATTGATCCTAGTGGTAAGATTCCACAGCCTTTTATAAAGCTTGCTGTTCAAGAAATGTTTAGAGATACATTTCCAGGTAGAGGTGTTGAAGCTAAGTTTTTTGATAAATTTGATCCTAGCCTAGAAAACAAAGTTACTACGTTCCTTGAAGGCCAGTTAAACATGAGAACTGGAGATATATTAGAAAGAGCTAAGGCTTTAGAATCTGGTAAGCAAGATTTAGGAATTGAAAAAGCTGGTGGTGTTATAGATACAACAGTAACTGAAACTGTAAAAGAAACCGCTGTAAAAAGACCACCAAGTGAAACTGGTGTTTACACTCCTGTTGTTGCTGAAAACTTAAACATTGATGTACTTACTGAAAAAGTAGATCAAAATGGAGATAGAATACCTAAGACAAGTGCTCAGATAAAAACAGAAGTTGATGCTGTTATAAACGAAGCGATAAAAGCTGACACAAAAGGGGTGACTGGTGTTACTAGATTTGGTCAAGTAAAAGTAGGTCCTCAGTTGGCTGCAGTATTAGGAAAAGCATTTAACCTTAATCCTAAAGTGTTTTTACAAAAAGGTTTTAACTTGTCTGGCAACTTTGAAAACTTAAGACAGTACTTGCTTAAAAATGCCCAAGAAGACTTTAGCAACCTACCAGAAGCATATGATCCTTCTATATCTGGAAAAAATAGAGTTTCAGGAGCAGCTTTTATACCTGAAAACGTTAAGAGAGAATTTTATAAAAAAGTAGAAGGCACAAACAGATTTGAGCTAGATAAAAGCAAAACAGTTAAAGATTACATTAATCTACTGAAAGAATCAGACGGTAGATCTACTGGAGCTACAACAGTTAAAGGCTTAGCTGATTTACATTTTAGAAACAAAATAGCTGAAACATTAATAGAGCCTTCAACTAGAAGAGTTACAGGTATAAAGTTTAATAGAGGCAAAAAACTAGTAAACCCAGTTGACGTTTTAAGAGAACTAGAATCAGGCGCAAATGTTCAAAGCTATAATAAAACTCTAAGAATATTTGGTGCTAAACCTTTAAGTTCCAAAAATTTAGATGTAAATAGCTCTAAGCTTCCAAAAATAGTTATTGATTATTTAAATAAAAACAATATACCTGTACCTGAAGGTTTAGAAGATTTTTTAGATAAAAACTTTAAAGGTGTAGAAAATTTTAAAGATTTTGATGAAAAGTTTTCACAATTAAAGAAAGATTTTTCTGAACTATATCAAGATGGTGAT